GAGAACCTTAAACAGCAGGCATATAAAGATTTGTTCAGCAAAGTTGACGGCAAATATGTTAACGATTTAGCAGTCAAAGAGGTTCGTGCTTCGACACCGTATTTGGCTTTGAAAGATATCGGTAAACAATACTTTTGGGATATTGCTGATTCGCAAGTTGAACAGGTTTTGGCTGGTACGCCGAACGCTGATGGTGTGGCTGTTTCTCGTGACGATTTGATTCGTAAGGCCCGTCTTGCTGCGAAGGCGACGTATGGGCATTTGTCGGAACAGATTGATGCCGGTTTGACGTTAGAGGATTTGTCTGCTTCATACAAGGAGAAGGCTGCGAAACTTTTGGAATTGGACCCGAACACAATCAATTTTGCTACGGACTTTAGTGATGCTTTGAATTATCGTAAGGATGGGCAGCCGCGTGTGTTGTCGATGTCTGAGTGGGAGACTGAGTTGCGTACTAACGATAAGTACAAGTATTCGTTTACTAAGCAGGCTAATCAGGATGCTACGAGTATTGGTTTGGCTATTGCTCGTGCGTTTGGAAAGGTTCAATAATGTCTGATTTAGGTAGTTTCACTTTTCCTGATTTGGGTATCGAGCCGCTCACACCGGAACAGTTAGGGCAAATTGATCCTGCACAGTTGGCTGCTGCTGGTACTCCTGATTCTGTGCAAACGGTTGCGCCTCGTATCCTTACTGCCGAAGAACAAAAATTTTATGATGACCCATATTTGGCTTATGGGCGAGCTAAATATGGAACAGAAACAGGCACTCTTGGTGGTACGCCAATAGTGGTTAGTGGCGGTGTAACAACCACTAGTGGCGGTGTAACAACCACTAGTGGCGGTGTAACAACCACTAGTGGCACAGGTGTAACAACAGGTGGTGGCACAGGATTCACGCCTTCTAAAGATGCTCGCAATACAATCAAAGCCGTATTAGCAACCTACGGATTAGGCGATCTGTCGGACTATTTGTATGGTGTTTATGCTAAGGGTGAAGTAGATATCAACAACCCTGACGCACTCATTTTTGCTATCCGTGGACAAGAGGCATATCAGAAACGGTTTGCTGCGAACGCGGCACGAGCCAAAAAAGGTTTAGCCGAACTGGACCCAGCATCCTATTTGCAACTAGAAAACAGTTACCGTCAACTATTACAATCGAACGGTTTGCCGCCAGGGTTCTATGACCAGACAGAAGATTTCACCGCACTACTTGAAGGCGACGTGTCACCACAAGAACTACAAACCCGTGTACAAGAAGGCTTTAGAGCCGTACAAGATGCTGACCCTGAAGTTAAACGCCAGATGCAAGAACTCTATGGCGTGAACGAAGCAGGTTTGGCAGCATACTTTTTGGACCCAGAAAAAGCCGCACCAATTTTGACCCGTCAGGCTGAGGCTGCGAAGATCGCGGCACGAGCCAAAGAACAGGGCAATATTCAACTGTTGTCTGCTACTGCTGAGGAGATCGCTGCCCGTGGCATTTCGGCACAGGAAGCGCAAGCAGGGTTCACGGCGATGGGTCTGCAGAAAGGTTTGTACACCGAAATGATGGGTGAGCAGGCTTTGACACAACAAGAAAAGGTTGGTGCCGCACTCGGTTACGATGTTGAAGCGCAACGTAAACTTGCTGAACGCAAAGGTATCCGTAAAGCAGCGTTTCAGGGTGGCGGAACGTTTACTAGAACAACAGGCCAAACATCCGGTACAACCCAAACCGGTTTGGGTGTAGCCGAATAATCTAAACACTTGACAACCACCCATAGTGGTGATACAGTCACAGGTATCCCATTAGGGATAACCGTCGGACCCCCCGATTTCGGCGTGTACAACAGGGTGAGATTGCAGCCATTTGGACTCCTCTAGTCCAAGTGTGGGCAGAAAGAGTGGGTCATGTCAGATACGAACTACGAGTTTGAGGAAGACGCAAAGGACCAGGTAGAACGGAATCCAGTACGCGCACAGCTTCGAAATCTTGAAGCCAAGAACAAAGAACTGGAAGCCAAACTGTTACAAGCTACAGAGGCGCAACGCAAGTTGGCATTTGTGGAAGCGGGCGTTGATTTGAACGCTCCGGTTTCACGCTACTTCGTTAAAGCCTATGACGGCGAAATGACAGCAGAAGCGATCCGCCAAGCCGCACAGGAAGCAAATCTCATCGCAGGTACGCAACCGAAAGCCGAAATTCAAGCCGAACAAAAAGCTTGGGATAGGGTTTCGAAAGCAAAAAGTTTCGGTGACGCAAGCGATCCTGAAGTGGACTGGAATACCAAAATCCGTAACGCGAAGAATCAAGACGAAGTTATGCAACTGCTGGCCCAGGTTAACCAACAACAAAACATCTAGCCTCAAAGCAAGTCTTTGGGGAGAAAGACCCTAAAGGTCATGGCAATTACACAAACAAGTTCATTATCAGTCGATCAGGCGGCGTTTGACCAGATCGCGTATTTCGCACTCCGTTCAGAAATGCTTTTTGACGCAGCAGCAGACGTACAGCCTGTCGCACAATCAATGCCTGGAACATCAGTCGCGTTCACGATTTTCTCGGAACTCGCAGATGCAACATCAACACTCAGCGAAACAACTGACCTCACGCCAACAACAATGGCCGACAGCCAAGTAACTGTCACTCTTGCTGAGTACGGCAACACAGTAAACACCACAGCGAAACTTCGTGGAACTTCGTTCCTTGACGTTGATGCCGTTGCAGCAAACCTCATTGGTTACAACGCAGGATCGTCAATCGATACTGTTGTCGCCAACGTTTTGAAGGCCGCAACGAACGTGATTTACGGTGGTGGCGGTGCAACAACTCCAACATCAAACGCAACAGTTCAAGCAGAAGACATCATTGAAGCCAATGACGTTCGTATCGCTACAGCACAGTTGCGTGGTTCAAAGGCACAAACGTTCAACGGTATGTACATGGGTTTCATTCACCCAGACGTGTCGTACGATCTTCGCCGCGAAACCGGTGCAGCATCTTGGCGTGATCCACACAATTACAGCGATGTAAGTGGCATTTACAACGGCGAAATCGGTGCGTTTGAATCCATCCGTTTCATTGAAACACCTCGCGCACCATTGGACTTGACTGGTGGATCAGCTTCAACAGTTGACCTCTATCAGACAATCATCATGGGTCGTCAATCGTTGGCGAAGGCACACAGCATCACAGATGGCAACGGAGCATATCCGAAGGTTGTTCGTGGTCCAGTAGTGGATTCGTTGATGCGTTTCAATCCGATTGGTTGGTACTGGTTGGGTGGCTACGGAATTTTCCGTCAGGCAGCTATCCGTTTGATCAACTCGTCTTCTTCGCTTGGTGGCGCATAAACCCCATCTAGTTGAAGTAATTTAATAAATGTAGGGCCAGGCATTTTTCCCCTTCTTGCCTGGCCCTACTTTTGTATGGTGTATGATGTATAGTGTCGTCTGAAAGGTTTTTATGTCTATTTCAAATTATGCTGAATTAAAAATTTTGGAACACACCACAGGTAAAACCTCGTGGACTATGCCATCAACAACGTATGTGAAATTGCATACTGCTGACGCTGGTGAAGACGGCACTACTGCTGCCGCCGCTAACACGTCACGTCAGGCTGCTTCTTGGGCTACTGCTTCGTCAGGTTCAATCGCAACATCGGCGACAATCACTTGGACAAATGTTTCAACAACGGAAACATATACACATTGGTCGTTGTGGGATAACTCGACTGCCGGTAACTGTTTGTGGACTGGTGCTTTGTCGTCGTCTGCTGCTGTAACTGCTGGAGATACTTTTCAGATCACTTCGCTTACGCTGTCTCTCGACTAGCCGGTAGGGGAATAACCCCTTATGGCACACACAGCGGTCACAGGTTTTACTGAAGCGTTTGTTCAAACCGATCCGTTTTATCGGGGAACATATAAAGCTACGGTAAGTCGTAGTGCTACGGGTTCGGGTGCGGGTACGCAATCTGTGGCGCATAAAGCGTCGCAAACCCGTTTGGGTCAACTCACAGATTTTGGTTTCCCGTACAACAATGGTGGCCGTTTCTATTTAGGTTTCGCAACCGTTCAGGTTACTGCCACAGGTTCAGGTACAGGTACTCAGACTGCTTCAGGTTTCAAATCTAGGTCTGCTACTGCGACAGGTTCGGGTGCTGGTACGAGTTCTGTTGCTCAACTTGTGTCAAGGTTGCGTACCGCTACGGGTTCTGGTACAGGAACACAGACAGCAACCAAATTTGTTACAGCGATTAGAACTGCTACAGGTTCGGGTGCAGGTACACAGTCTGCTGTTCGTTTAGTTGTTGTTATTCGAACCGCTACAGGGTCGGGTGCGGGTACACAAACTGCTACGGGTGTCCGTTCGGCGTTAAGAACCGCTACAGGTTCAGGTAATGCAACAGCGCAAAGTGTTGCTGTCGGTTTACATATCGCACCGAGAACCGCCACAGGTTCAGGTCAAGGCACACAAACCGCTGTACGGCTTATCACAAGCCCACGCACAGCAACAGGTACAGGTGCAAGTACGGCGACTGTTACCCAACTATTGACAGTTATTCGACAAGGAACAGCATCCGCTGGCACAGGCTCATCCACAACTGAACGTGTTATCTCAAGACTACGAACAGCGACAGGTTCAGGTACGGGTACTTCGAGCAGCGTTTCTTTGTCGGTTGTCATCCGCACATCTACGGGTTCAGGCACAGGAACGTCATCAAGTTCTGCGTTCATCACGTTCTTCCGTACAGCAACAGGCACAGGCACAGGAACCCAAACGTGTATCGGTGCGAGACTTTCTGTACGCACAGCGACAGGATCAGGTGCAGGTACCGGTACCGCTGATTGGGATAAGTCACATATTTTCCGTGTACCTTACACAGACACTTACGGTGGTGGCAAGTTCGGTGAGTTCGATACCGAGAACCGTTTAGGTTCCTACTACAAAACTTATACTCGTGGTCTAAACCTTTACAAGTTGACCAACGGCGAGTACACTACTGTGGAACAACGAGATCAAGGACAGGTTGCAAAATTGTGGCATGGTGGCAGGGATCATTTCTTGACTGACGCAGAATACGCCGAACTTGTCGCAGACGGATTTGGAGCAAGCATAACCTGATGGCTATTTTTAGGACACCTACAGAGAACGTGGTCGCGGTGTTACCTGTTGACGAAAACGAGTTGTCTTCCGATGAAAAGTTGGCGCAACGGTTAGCCCGCCATTATGCGCCGAGGGCGCGTGGCATCAACGTGTTTTTGTTGACTGACGGAACCTATGTTGAGAAACAGCCTGGCGATATGGCTACTGTCGCTAAAACATATTACGGTGGCCACGACATTGAGGTTACGGCTACTGAGGTTGCTTCGTTGACCGCAGCAGGATATGGGGCGTATATAACGTGAAGCATAGGGAAACTCATCCAGGGTTAGATGTTGAGGGTTGTTTCGGTTGCCGGATAGCGCACTTTAATGTTTCGGCTGAGGCGATGCCTACCCGTAAACCTGAATCGAAACGGATTATCGAGAAGGAACGGGTGTTGGATAAAGACCTTGACGCTTATCGTCGTTTGCGTCAGAACGGTCAGCAACCTAAAAACATTGATGGTGCCGCGATTGTTGAGAAACGCGCCGAGGAGAACTGGCAGGTGGCGACAGGTATTTTGCCTGACAAAACCAATATCGTTGGCTAAATGAATTACCAGTATTGGTTCGGTACCGAAGCATCCAAGTATGGGTATGGTGCCATGTTGGAAGGCTTCAGGTCAGGGTTGCCTGCCGGTGTGCAGTTCCACGATCAGGCTTCTGTTGCGGTGTTGATGTATGACCCGTCTAGGTCGCATGGGTTTTTGCGTGGGCAGCATCGTGCGCTTTATACGATGTGGGAGACAACGAAACTGCCTGAGAAGTATTACAGGTTTTTAGGTAATTACGATCAGATCATTGTTCCGTGTGAACATAACCGTGAACTTTTTGCACAGTATTCCGACAATGTTTCTGTCGTGCCGTTAGGGGTAAATATCGGTTATTGGAAGCCGACACCTAGACCTGTGAACAGTAGGTTTAGGTTTCATGCTGGTGGTTCGATGTGGTTGCGTAAAGGTTTGGATGTCGTGGTGAAAGCCTTTGAGAAGGCTGGTGTTGACGCAGAGTTGCATATCAAGGTGCCGTTGGAACGGTTCGTACCTCAACGCACCTGGCCTTCAAACATCATTATTCATACGGGGTGGATGACTAAACAGGAACAGTTTGATTGGTTTAATCAGGCTGACTGTTTCATTGGGGCGAGCCGTGGCGAAGGGTTCGGGTTGATGCCTTTGCAGGCTATGGCTATGGGTGTCCCGACGATTATTACCCCGACTTCTGGGCAGGCACAGTACGCTGATCTTGCGTCGGTGGTTATCCCTGTAACGTCACAGGAATGTCATGCTTACGAGATAATCAACTTTGAGGGCTGTTGGGATGAACCTGACGTTGACGCGCTTGTAGAGGCTCTGAGGCGTGTCTGCGAGGATTCTGACAGGTATAAAGCTGAAGCGTTGGGGCGGGTTAATCAGGTCGCTAAATATAGTTGGGTTGAGTCGTGCCGGAAACTGATAGATGTTTTACCGGTAGGCCACATTATTGAGAACCCTGTTTATGAGCCGTTTACTGGTTACATCAAAATTCAGGTGAACCGCAGATGTGAGGCTGGCATCAACGACAACCATTGGGATTTCGTGCCAGGGGTGGACTATATAGTGAACAACAACGTCTATGATATATTGGCTAAGGCAAACTATATAAAGTCTTTCGAGATTCTGAAACGGAGCAACAATCATGCCGATGGTAGGAAAAAAGAAGTTTCCATATACAGCGAAAGGTAAAGCCGCTGCCAAAAAGGAAGCCAAGAAAACCGGTATGCCGATGAAGAAAGCCAAAAAATACTAACAGATGTCAACTGCCGGTGCGGTACTCACTAGAGCCAGTCGCCAACTTTTATCGGGAACCGTTGAGGAACGAAACAAGTTAGCGACAACGGTTACTTCGTCGGACACTTCTATTGTGCTGTCCTACGATCTTGGCGGGTTCCGTGAAGGTTCCGTTATCGAGATTGAGTCAGAGTTGATGTATGTGTGGGAATCCGCGACAGCAACAAAAACTTTGACTGTTCAACGAGGGTACGATGGCACTACGGCAGTAGCGCACACCGCTGGTGTTCTCGCCACTGTAAACCCGAGGTTTCCACGCC